ACGACCCGGCAAACCAAAAAGCCTTTTATAACGTGTACGGTCCGGCTTGGGAAGCCGAAATGCGAAAGTATCAAAGCGATGCCGCCCGGAACTATTTGGCGAAAACCGCTGAACTAGGAGATTTAAACGTTTTAAACGAACGTATCGACAAGTTTTCAAACATCGTAGAAGGTACTGACGCAGAGGAATTTTATTCCCGACAACGGGCCATGGCTCAACAGGTAAAAGTAAAAGCGGAACAGGAACAGGAATTTCAAACTTCGGTTGAAGCCAACGAGATGTTAAGCGACATTCGGGATAAAGCCAGTCGAGACGAATTAACGCAGACAGACGTTGATACGTTAACCGAATATGTCAAAACCAATAAAGGGGCCCCTGGAATGATTCGGGCGGCCAATTCTGCTTTACAACAACAGAATTCCCGGTTATTACGTCAAGCGAAAACCGATGCCGAAAAGGTCGTTACCGAACAAGACAAAGAAGCAAAACGGCAAACGATGTTGCAGGTACGCAAAGAACTGAACAGCGAATTCAATAACATTATCGGGAAAGACAAAGGCAAGGTCGGTCCTCGTAAAACCACGTTGGACGGCAAACCCGTGACCCCCCGTATGTTGAGTGAATTGTACGCCAACATTGACCAAGCTGAAATTGATGGAAACATCTCTGCCGATTCGGCCAAAGCAATGCGAACCCAAGTAGGATTGGCGATGCGAACCTTTAATAAAAAAGAACCGCAAGCCGCTTTGCACGCCCAAAACCTGATGCGCGATTCCGACCAGTTGATGAAGTGGGCCCGCAAGGCAACTGAGAATCCCCAAGTGAATAAAGTCTTTGGTGTAAAGCTTAATAACGTTTATATGGATGAAGTTGCCCGGTTAGAGCGAAAAACCGGAAAACTCTCTACGGCACAACAACGACGGAATATTCTGGAAGCCCTTTGGCCGAAACTCTTAAAAGAAGCCCGGACCGAGTACGACGAACAACAACGCACCCGTAAACAACGAGTTCAAGCGGAAACTGAAAAAAGACAAAAGGCGAAATAATGGAACCACAAGGCTACCTGTCAGACGAAGAGTTGGAACAGATTGCAGGAGGGAAACCCGTCAAGGATACCCCTCCTGTCGGCTATGTTGAGCCTGACCTGGAAAACGATGATACTTTGGTTAAAGTCGCCAACGGAGAATATGAACCGTCGGGGCGATACAAAAACCCGTTAACCGCACCTTTTGAATTTATTCGAGATAACTATGAATTAGGAGACGCAACGGTTGTTCGTGGGGCTAAAGGCGTTGAGTTAATGTGGCGTACCGATTTATCTGAAGACCAAGAGCGGGCAGAAGTCTCTGACCTGGAAACCCCTCATCTTCAATCCCTTCAAAAAGACGTAGACTTGATGAAGGAAAAACTCGGTGCGTGGAACTTTTGGCAGTTTGCCGGGGATGCCGGAAACCTTGCCCCATCTACCATCCACACCTTAAAAGGCAGTGGGGCCGGAGGGTTGACCGGCGGATTACTCGGAGGCACCCTTGGGGCGTTGACCACTAAAACTCCGGCCGGAACTTTACGTGGGGCTCAAATTGGGGCCCGTATCGGAAGTCCGATAGGCGGGTTTGCAGCCGGGGCGCAAATGAATATGGGGAATGTCTATCTTGACCTTCGGGAAAAAGGCATCTCCAAAGAAAACGCGACAAAGTTTGCCATCGGGTCTGGCGTCCTGATGGGAGCAATGGAGTACTTCGGGTTAAAACAAATGTCTGGGGTTGCCCGAAAAGCGTTTGCTAAACAACTTCAAACCCCGGCCGGAAAAAAAGCGGTTGAAGGAATGCTTCAAAAATTCCAGGAATCCGGTGTGTTCGGTCGAATTGTAGAAGGGGCCGGGTCGGAAACCGTTACGGAAGTTGGGCAGGAAATGACCCAATTAACCGCAGAAGCTTTATCGGTTTGGGCAGAAACCGGAGAAGAGGTTTGGAACAACCCTAAATTTTGGCAGGAAGCCCAACAACGGGTTTCCCAAACCGCCGTTCAAACGGCACGCGGGTCGTTGTTTATGGCCGGAGGCGGGGAAGTCGCCGGTACCACTGCCGGTAAAATCACCAATACGGCTCAAAAGAGTTTCCAAAGTATCGTGATGGAAGCTCAAATTGCGGAAGCAAGAGCCAACGCTACGCTGTTTCAGCGGGGAGTAAACGCAGTTACCTCCGGTCAAGTGTCGATGTCCGATGTTTTTACTGCCTTGAAGAGTGCTTTTTCTGCCGAAGCTCAAGCTGCCAGAGACGAAGCATTGGGGGATATCGTCGATGAAATGGACGAAGATGAAGCGTTGGACGTGTTGTACGAAGGACGAGACCCGTCTCAAGTGGTTACCGGAGAAGACGGGCGAACGCTCATCCAGACGGGCGTAGCCGTTTTGGAAGAGGCGACCGGCGAAGCAGAGGACGCCGGTCAATCCGTTGCCGATACCGACTCAACGGGTCAAGCCGGGCAAGAGGCAGCCGGGGTCGAAGGCGGCACGGAAACCGAGTTGGATGCTTCTACCGATTTAGGGTTAACCGATGAAGACATTGCCGCAGCCGAAGCGGCAGCCGAAGCCGATTTTCAAGTTGAAGTTTCCCGGGAGGAAACGATGGGGCCCGATAGTCCGGAAACTGAAGCAAATGCCGAACCATCGGCAGAACCGGTTGCAGTGACGGATACGCTGACTGATGAAGAGGCAACGCAATTGGAGTTTAACTTTGACGCTGATGAGGAAGCCGCCGCAACAGGGGGGCTTTCTCCGGTTGAAACTCAAGCCCGGATTAACCAGATTAATACGGACATTCAACGTTTAAGCGAAAAAGAACGCAAATTGGACAAAGACTTAAACACCAAAATGGAGCGTGGATTTAAGACTGATGCGATGTTGGAGCGTATGGAAAAGTTGTTGCAACAGAAAGAAGCGCTTCAACTGGAAAAGGAATTGCTAGAAGCCGGATTGTTAAACCGGGAAGAGGTAGCCGCCCTTCGAGGTCAAGCCCGGATGTCAGTCTTGGCAAAATTGGTAGACCGAGTACAACGTTCTGCAAATTCAATGGCCCGTCAACGTCGGGCCTTCCAGAAAAAACTTGCTAAAGCAACCGGCACCGCCTATAAGCGGGGCCAATTTGCCGAACAGAAGACCGTCCGCAGCCTTCAAAATCAACTGATTCAAATCATTAACGCCGCAACCACCGACCGGAATTTCCGAACCCGGCTTAAAACAATGGTGAATAAAGTAGCAAACCTGAAACAGTTCAATACGGCCGCTAAAAAAATCCAGAAAGAACTGAGAAAACTTCAACAGAAAAAAGCCGATGCCGCTTATAAAGCTTCCCGCCAAAAGGTGTTGAACCAAATTGAACGGATGCTCAAAGACCGGGTACGGTATCAAAACGGAAACCCGACCGTCCGGACGTTAGATGCCGATACCGTTGCACGGCTTAAACAGTTTCGGGATTTTCTGTCTAATCAAAAAACCGCTGAAACCGCGATTCAAGATTTTCTGAATGCCTTTGGTCCTCAACTGCAAAACCGTCAACTGCATTTGATTCCAACAGACGCCTTGGAAACCTTTCAAATTGCACAAATGGCGTATGAACTGGATAAGAAAGACCTGATGTCGTTGAATGTGATTGCCGGAAATGTCGCTCAATGGTTGGATGACGGGCGTAATGAGATTCTGCAAAAACAGGCTGCCTTAAAACAGCAACGGCAAGATGAGCGGGCAATCGCTGATGCTAGTGTCGGAGTAGATGTGGAGGAAGTCCGAAAAGCGAAAGCTGAAAGTAAACAGAAAAAACGAGGGCTTCGTCAACTGAAAGCTTCCACCTTGATGTGGAATACGTTACTCGATTGGGTATCCCCGAAAGACCCGAACCACGCTATTACTGAATTATTGGATACGACCCAAGCCCGTGATAATTACCTTGCCGGTAAAGAACTTTCCACCTTGGCGTTTAAGGCCAAGCTCCAACAAGCGTTAACGGCCATTGGGTCTAAAAAACGATTGGCCGATAAGATTTATGAGGATAGCCGTAAAACTGTAAAGTTTGACTACGTGGACCAAACCGGGAAACGTCAATCCTTAGAACTCGACCGGGCGCAATTACTGGAAGCGTGGTTGAAAATCAAAGACGATTCTTTACACGCTTCAATGCGGGATACAAACACAGGAAACGCTTGGACATTAACCGGAGATGTCGCTCAAGGGGAGTCTTTCCAGGAAGCCGTAGAGGCGCTATTGTCTCCCGAAGACCTTGCCGTTGGGCAAGCGATTTTGGATTTTTACCAAGACTACCACGCCCGGTTCAACAAACCTTACCGGGATAAGTATGGGGTAGACCTCCCGATGCGGGCAAACTATTCTCCTGTCAGCCGAAAAGGCTATCAGGTAGACCCTGGAAATTCTTTTGAATTTGGAAGCTTACTTCCCGGGGCAGCTATCAGCCGGACCAACACCCTACTTCGGGTAGAACTGCAAAACCCGTATGCCGTATTAGAAAACCACGTTTCTCAGGTTGAGCGGTTTATCGCTTTTGACAGTTTGGTCGGGACAATGCGAAACGTTTTTGGCGATTCTAATATGCGGGAAACCCTTCGTCAACGCTACGGCAACGGAACTGTCCAAGTCATTGACGATTATATTCAACGGTTTGTCCAGAACCGAACCACCAATTGGGCGGATTCTGATAGCCTGTTGACGGCGGCAATGAGTGACCTGTCTTTGTCGGCTTTGACCTTTAAATCGCTTCATCAGTTTTTGGTTCAAATGACTTCGCTGACTGCGATGTGGGCTAACTACTCCCCGATGGAAGTAGTAAAAGGTATTGCGATGTATGCTAAAAATTTATCGCAAACCGAAGCGAAATTCCGCTCTTCTCAAACCTTGGCGTACCGATTCAAGCAAGGGGCCTCGTATGAATTCAGTTTGGCTTTGCGTAAAAATGGAATCGGTTTAAACCTTATTTCCGCCCTTCTGGATAAGAACCCTCCGACCCTATCGCCCAAGTGGTACCAGATGGTGTCAAACGTCTTGTACGGGGCAATGAGACTAGGGGATGCGGGGGTGGTTCGAGCCGGGGGCGGACCGATATATTGGGCAGAAATTGCCAAAGGAAAAACTGAATCTCAAGCCTTGCTGCGGGTGTCTCAGTTAATGGAGCAAACCCAACAAGGGGATGATGCTTCTCAAATGCCGTCTTTATATGCCAACAATCAATATGCGTATTTGTTTGGCGGGATGTTTGCGTTACAACCCTTACAGTTATTGGGGTTGGCTCAAACAAAAATAAACGATTTTATCAACAACCCGACTCCGAAAGCCGCCATCAAATTGGGCGGACAGATTGCGGCCCTTTGGTTAATTCCGGGGTTTACGTATGGGTTGGTCCGGAATATGCCGCTCCTCATCGCCCCACCGGATGACGATGATGACGAGCTGTTGAAAGAAGCGGCAGTAGATATTGGGGTATCTACCTTAATGGGCCCAGGTAATGCGATGCCGTTAATCGGGGATATCGTAGAGCGTGCTTGGTGGGCATCGGCTTCTTTTGTAACCGGAGAAGATGCCCCGCGTTGGACCCAAAGCAGTCGTGATAATCCGATTGCCCAACTTTACACCGACCCGGAACGGGCTTTAAAAGCGTGGATGAAGTTGGCCCAAAAGGACGACAGCGAAATTATCATTGATGAAGACACGGATAAGCAGGCAGAAGAGCAACAAAAAGCATTGGCTAAAACGATTCGGGCTGCCAGTCGTTGGGGTGGAGTCTCCAATGCCTTATTAAATATGCCCGGCAGCGTCATTAATGCTGTAGAAAAAGGCGACTATGCGGCAGCCGTGATGGCGATTTTAGGAGCTTCTCCCGGTAAAATTTCCCGCAGACTTCAGACGACATCCGAAGAGTCGGACATCGTTACGGAAGATGAAGAGACGGGTTTTAATTGGTTTGGTGATACGGATGCAGAGATTGAAGCCTTGCTGAAAGAACAGTTTCCCGACCCGGTTCAGCCGGAACAGACAGAAAACGCTGACTTGGTATTTCCAGGTTTGGAATATAACGATACAATGGATGATGATATAGAAAAAACCCCATAGCGTGGACACTCCCTGAACCGGCAGCCAGGGGAAGAGGAGTGGCAGGGTGACCGTAACAGCAACAAGCGATAGACAGACTCATACCGGAGATGGCGTAACAACGACGCCCTTCGGTTTTAGCTTTAAGGTGTTTCAGACTACCGACATCGAGGTTTACATCGATGGTGTCTTGAAAACCATTACTACCCATTACAGTGTAGCTTTAACCGACAGTGGTAATAGCGGCGGGGTCGTAACTTTCGTAACCGCTCCGGCCAACGGGGCGGTTATCCTGATTCGTCGAAAACTGACTTTAACCCAAGGAACCGTACTCCCCATTGAAGGACCGTTCCCGGCAAAGTCGGTTGAAAAGATGAGCGACCGGGTAACGATGCTCGTTCAACAGGTGAACACCGAATTAGAACGAGCTTTACGTTTGGCGACCACCTACACCGGTTCTTTCACAATGACGTTGCCCACCACTTTAACGGCCCGGCGGGCAATTATGATTAATACAGCCGGTACCGGTTTAGAACTTTCCACCTATGACCCGGATACCTTACAAGCCGCAGCCGCAGCCAGTGCATCCGCCGCAGCGGCCAGTGCCGCAGCCGCCGCTACCAGCGCAACCAACGCTGCAACCTCTGCGACCAATGCCGCTACCAGCGCAACCAACGCTTCTACATCAGCCACGTTGGCCCAAGATTGGGCGACCAAAACCAATGGCTATGTAACTGGTACGGATAACTCTTCAAAATCTTGGGCCATCGGAGGCACCGGAAACGGACAACCGACTTCAGGCCCCGCCAAAGATTGGGCGACCAAAACATCAGGTAACGTTGATGGGTCTGAGTTTTCCGCCAAAGAATACGCTCAAGGCACCCAAGTCGCAACCGGCGGGTCTGCCAAAAATTGGGCCCAACAAACCGGAGCCGACGTTACCGGGGCGGCCGCCAATAGCCGTTCTGCCAAATCGTGGGCTCAAGATGCGTTGACCGGAGCCACATTAGGCGGTTCTGCCAAGGATTGGGCCCAAACCGCCGAAGATACCTTGGTCAACGGGACTGAATATTCGGCTAAACATTACGCCGCAAAAGCCGCCGCATCCGCCGCTTTTCTGAACACCAAAGGACAAATCCTCACCCACGATGGGACCCAAAACCAACGACTCAACGTCGGGGCAAACGGCAAAGTGTTGATGGCCGATTCGGCCCAAACCAACGGCATTAAATGGGACCACCCGGTTCCCGTGGGGTCGGAGTTTGCATATGGCGGGTCGTCTGTCCCATCTCGGTATCTGTTGGCGTATGGACAAGCAATCTCCAGAACCACGTATTCAGAGTTGTTCGCCATCTACGGAACGACGTTTGGTTCCGGAGACGGGTCTACCACGTTCAATATGCCGGATAACCGAGGCCGAACCAATATCGGGAAAGACAATATGGGGGGTTCGGCGGCAAGCCGAATCACATCGGCGTCCACCAACGGGGCCAACTCGACGACCTTGGGCGGGGTTGGCGGCGCACAAACCCACACCTTGTCCATTGCGGAATTGGCGTCTCACGACCACGGAGTTGGCGGGCGTTTCAGTAACAACTCCGGAACAACCAGTACGGCCGGGCAGTCTACCGTAGGCTATGTCAACAACACATCGGGTAATACGACCTCCCTGAGTACCGGAAGTGACAACGCCCACTCCAATACGCAACCCTGGATTGCGAAAAACATATTAGTATACGCAGGAGTATAACGAATGGCTTTGAAATGTAATTTCTCCAAAAACCCAATCGGAGTTCCCTTCCCGGAGTGCTACGCCGTTATCACCGAGTTGACGGCCAATAAGCTGATGGGGAACGCCCGGATGTTGATTGAGTTTTGGCCGACCAAAGCCGTTCGGGATAACGATGTCCGGGAAAAAAGAATCGGCCTTCACCGGAAACAAGACGTGTTCAAAACGCTTATCGTAGAAACCGAAAGTCAACTCACCAACCTCAATGCGGCATACGGCCAACCCGATTCCGATAAAGACGCTATCGGTAAAGAGATTGAGCGGTTAGAAGCTTATCGGGTAGCCGTTTCCGAACAACTAAACACGTTGGTGAAAGACGATGAAACCTTAACTGGGGACACGCCCTTTTTCCAAACCCTCTATGACATCCCGATGGACTTTGACACCATCGCCGAAAACCCGTTTGCCGCTGCCTACAAGCTCTTAAAGACCAAAGAGATTATAGGCGTGGTAGACGGTAAAGAAGTCTACGTTAATTTCCAGGACGCCCAAGACGCATAGGAGACACGGTATGCCTTTCGACCCGAACAACTGGGTATGTGGTGAACGCATCTTTGTTCCGGCCAAAAGCCCTCAACAAGAGTTGGGGATTTTCCTTAACAGTACTGACCCGTCTCACCCCCAAGCCGGAACATGGCATACCAAAGACATTTCCGATAAAGTCCCCCCCAACACTAAAGCCGTATTCTTAAGCGGGTGTCTAATTATCACCCACGGGATGTATGCAGAAACGGCAGACCTCCGAATTGCCTTCCGTCGTCCCGGAGAAACGGCAGACCATTACTATAATTGGCAGTGCATCGAAGCACACGCAGGTGGCGGTCAACGCTCCACAATGGCCGTGTGGGTTCCGGTCCGTGACGGGAAAATTGAGTACAAGTGGTTGCGCACTAACAACGCGCCTTACCCCAATTATTCAGCTTACGGGGTGAATTTATCCATCAACGGCATTCTCGTATAGGAGGACTACCGTGGACCCGCAAACCCTTCAAGGCGTTCAAGCGTTAGCTACCTTACTGAGTGGACCGACCGCCGGTTGGGTGGTCGCACACTTTTTATTAAAACGCCTTGATAAGAAGGACGGGGATTTGATGGCAAAACACGAAGCCCACATTGCCACGCTTACCGAGAACAACAAAAACTGCGATGAACGGTATAACCTGATTCTCCAACGAGTATTTCATCTGGAAGATAAGAAAGCAGACAAGTTGTGAAAGACGAATACGTTATATTCTTTGACCGCGACCTAGGGAATATCCACGGTCGCTTTACGCTTCAACGGGTATCTCCGGACGGAAAAGCCATCCCGGTATTCAAACAACTCCCGGCCGCATCCGGTCAATACCCCTACACTGATGGTGGTAAAGAAGACTGGATAACCGGTAAAGGACCGATTCCCTTTGGACCCCATTGGCTCTCCACCAAAAAAGAACCGTTATGGATGGAGCCCAAAGGAACACCGTTCTATGTGATATCCAGTATTCCGGGTAAACGATTCATCACCGATGGTCGGGGTTTCTCCCGAGGCAATATCGGCTTACACCTGGAAAACCGCTCTCCCGGTTCTGCCGGTTGTATCGTGTTGTTGCACGATACACCACAACGTAGTGATACAGCGTGGAAGGTGTTTAAGTTTTTAGACAACCTGTATATGCAAGGAATCCACCATATTAAATTGGTCGTTCTGTAACTAGGGAAAATCAACGCTATGCTATCCAACCCCCAGATTGAGGACTCGACTATGGCCCACGTCGGAAAAGACGAATACTTGACCTATACCCCGACGGAATACCAATGGGTCAAAGGTGGGGCGAAATTTCGGATTATCTATCCACCCGGGCAGAATACGGATTTAGCATCCTCCCCGGTGTTCGGTCGCCTTCTGGGGTTTAAGAAAGAAGATAAGCGTTGGTGGAAAGGGTCAAAGCTACACGATTTTCTTTGCTACCATATTCGATATAACAATGGTGTTCTACCGGAAGGGACATACCAATTCTGGAATCCGTTGGACTGGAAATGGGAGAACTGCCATTCTTACCGGTGGCGACAAAAAGAAGCTGATGAGTTGTTTCTGAAAATTAATTTGGAAGAGGGCTTTCCGCCGGGCAAGGCAGAATGGGCGTACCGGATGATTCGGATGTTCGGGTGGGCGCATCGTCTGTTAACATAAGAAAAGTGCCCTGACAGCGTGGAAAGATTCAGGGCGAGATGGTCGTAAAATTTAGAAGAGCTTTGCTCCCACTATCATCCGACAGTGGGAGCGTTTTTTAAATACCCCAAGTGGGTTATTGCAATTGGTTTTTGCGCCAATTGTACTCTGCAATTAAAAGCGCATCACACGTTTCCAGAGTGATTCTGGCTAAAGACGGAAATAACAATTGGGCTTTGTGCTTGTGTGCGTGCTTGCGTTTATCGCAATACCCCGCTTTACAGATTCCACAAGGCCCCCGTTTAATGGTACCCAAGGCCATGGCCCGCTGCCAAACTTGCGGTTGTACGTATTCAACCGGGATATTATTGGCCCAAATCAACCCATCCAGAAAACCGGTATACCGGCCAAAAGCAAAGGCAGAGGAAACCCCTTCTCCGGGCATCGCGTTAACTTGTTCAAAGTGGGCTGAAGCCGGGCCGAACAAAGACCATAAAGAGAAAAGAGCGGACAGGGAGCCTTTGGTTTTCCCACTCAGTTTCTCGACCCGAATGTCTTTCCGGTCCTTACTGATAATGGCGACGGCTCCCTGCCCGCCGGGGTCGATACCCCACGAATACTCTACCTCTCTACTACGCATCAATCAACCGTTTACTCGTTTATAAATGTGTCCGGCTTTACTGGTAAAATATTCTGCCCCTTCAAAGTAGGTGACACACCCGGGCGGTGCGGCATTGACGGCAATCCGAACTTTTTGGGCGAACTCCCGGTCAACGACTTGAAGGTAATCGTACTCTTCGTGTCCGGCCGGTGCGCCAATCTTTTTCCCTTTTGCTACCATCGTTTTATCCTTTCTTATACCGGGGTCCGGCCCACCCTTCTGCCTTTACGGGTAACCCTTCGGCCCACGCCGGAAGTTCGGCCATCAGGGTTTCATACTCTTCGATGGACCCAAAGCCCAAAGGCGCTTCGGAGATTGCCTCATCGTGTACGGAGAGTAATGGCGTATAACCGGCTTTCTCAATCCGGAGAAACCCTTCAGCCATCAAATCCCGGGATACGGCTTGAGTGATGTTCTCTGCCAGTTTGCCTCCATAGGTGTCGATTCGGATGTATTGGTTTTTATCGTTGACTCCCATATAGGTCAACTGTTTTTTCGTTTGCCCCCACGGGGTTTTGACATCTTTGAGCTTTGGGCGGTGGTAGGCCAGACATCGGCCCGACGGTAACTTAATATGGAGAAACCGCATCTCCCCGCCCCCATTCAGGAAAAAGACCACCTTGCCGCATCGAATCGGTTTCCCTGTTTGTACGGCTTCAATCGCTGCGTCTTCCAAGTCGTACCAATACTGAACAATCTTTTTTCGTTTCTCCCGATAGCGTTGTTTCACGATATCAGCGGCCAACCCGTATTCCATTGATACAGGTTCATCGGCTTGATGCTTATAGGCGTTGTATGCCTTCAACGCTTTTTCCCGCTCTTCGGGAGTTGTAGTTTTCCAGATGAGGGGGTAAACCGGTTCCATATCCAACCGATACGTATTTGCCATTTGAGCATAAGCGGCAATCCCGCCTTGATACCCCAACGCCAAGATGCCGACCTTCCCGATTTGCCGCTCTTCAGTGTCTTGTTTGGTTACAACCTTATCATAGATGGTACTGGCTAACGCGCAGTACGGGCACTCGTTATTATGGAATTGGTCTAACAGTTCTGTATCGTCGGCTAACCAAGCCAACACCCGGGCTTCAATGGCAGAGAAGTCGGCAACAAAGAGTTGGTGTCCTTCCTCTGCGATAATCATTCCTCGAATAATTTCAGCAATCGTATCGGTGACAGAATACAACATTGAAAACGTGTCATAGTCGTATTTCATTAAAGCGTCAACCGCTTTATACACATCGACTTTGGGACGGACAAAGTTTTGGGGTTGAACCCCTTTACCGGACCAACGGCCAGTTCGGGCAGCTCCGTAGTACAACATAGTGTCACGTAGTCTACCATCGGCGCTAACCCGTAACGTCATAGCAACGTACTTGGCAGTAGAGGTTCGACCTAATTGTCGGCGTATCTGAAGCGCCCGATATACTTTCTCTGGAAGGAACGGTTCATTCTTATGGCGGGCCAACATCCTATCGACAGTCGCCGCCTGTAAATCAGACATAACAACATTGTGCGCCTCAATCCATTCAATAAAGCGGTTTCGTTGTGTCGGTTTCTCAACATACCCATCGGTAACTCTCTTAAACTCTCTCAGTAAACGGTCTTGACAAATTTCAAGATATTCAATTGCACGCTTCACCGCCGGAATATCTAACCGGATACCCCGATGATTTAAACGTTGGTCCATAAACCATATCTCTTGTTCCAACGGACGAAGCTCCGGCAGTAAGGTATCGACTTCACACTCAACATCTACGTCGGTCAGGTTGTAGTCATACAGCTTTTGAAAATCTTGAGGAACCACTTCCGGCTCCCACCAACGACTTGGGTTCAGCTTGGAAGGTTTACGGGGCCGGGCCAGTTTTTGCATCACCCGATGTCCGTCCATATCTTTACGGACATTCAGGTTTAACACTTCTCCCACCTTTTCTAACTTACGGGGCAACGCATAGAACGCTGCTTTGGCTGCCGTACATCGCCAACGGGGAATCATAATCTCTGGAAAGTCGTAGCGCTTTACCAGAATTTCTTTCCAGATGTTTTGTTCAAAGAAAGCGTTGTGCGCAACAAACACTACTTCCGGGTCTTCGGCTAAATCAATCAGTTCCATTATCCGGGCATACTTATCGTACCACTCTTCGGGGTCTGAAAGAGACCAATCAAAAAGGTCTTTTGCCGTTATTAAAACCTTCGGGCCTTTGCCTACTTTGTAGGTCAAACACAAAACAGAGGTGGAAGGGTGCGCGGCATACACCGCGCTCCCCACCTCTGACACGTCCAACTCAGACCGTGTTTCAAAATCTAGGTGGACGCGCTTACCCATTAGGCTTCTAACGGCTCCCCGGCAGTAAAGTCGTACAGGTCGTCTTTGGTTTCCTGAACCCCGAATTGGTGGTCGCCGTCGTGGCTCTCTTCCTCTTTAATCGTAAATGGTGTGGCACTCAGGTCGGTGGTACTCGAAAGGTCGAGCCCAACATCCGGGGCATCGGACTGGGGGTTTTCGTTTTCCGGATGAAGTCCTGCGGCCACACGCGCTTCGGTAAATTGAGGAGCGGTCTCCGGCATATTGACGGATTCTGTAACAACAGGAATCTCACCAACTTGGACTTCGCCCGGTTGCGGCTCCTCAAAAGTGGGAACATTCCCGAACGAACTAGGGTTTAAAGGTTGACCGGGATATTGCATTACAATCGCTTTGATAGCGAACATCCGGGTCAACTCCAAATAATGTTTCGCCGCATCCAGGTGGTCGGTGTGCGGGCACATCGCATCCATTACCGCTTCAAACTCGATGGCCCGAAGCCGGATTTGTTCGCAGCGGGCTTTACCCTCGTCATCCGGTGTGTGATTCAAGTGGTCATTGATTGGCATAGTACGTACTTACCTTTCTCTATCGACGTTACTGATGTTGAACGGGGGTGATGATAGGGTGTTGAACCCCGGACCGGACACCCACCAATCCGGTTGGGGAAGGCTTCGCTTCAGGGTCTATGTTGGCTTTAGGAATCGGGTTGTACGCCGCCCATCTTTCCAGAAAACCGGCAGCTTGTTCCCCTTTTAATTCGACCAAACCCCAAGTGGTTTTAATCTGAATGTGCAAGGGTTCGTTATCTCCGGATTCCCGTTTAGTGGGCCGGTCCACACCGATGTATTGAACGTCTGCCAAGTTGATATGCATATACCCGGTCATATCGAGGTTGGGATTCTTTTCTACCTGTACCCAGAATGCTTCTTTGTGTGTCATAATCTTCTGCCTTTCTGCTATATCAGTCGATGGAGGTAGTCCCTCCCTTCAGGGTTGCCCCTCACACACGGAGCTACGTTAAACGTTTACCCTGAAGGGAGGGGCCGAAGCCCCGAAACTAAACTTCAACCTGCCAATCGTTGGCTAACATATCAGATTGACTGGCAACCCAAGGAACGAATTCATCGTTAGCCGTTTTCATACCGATAAACGGACGAACACAATGGGAACCACTTCTTACGGCGTCTACTGCATAATTGGCAGAAGTAACTAATACCAACCACATATTTTTTCCGTTCCATCCAGCACGGCTTACCCGCTCTCCGGCTTTCAACGCTTCAAGAGCGTGACAAAAACTCAAAGAGTTTAACGGTTGGTAGGCTTTTTCAAATTGTTCTTTGGGAGACCAACTGACATAACCTTGGTGGCCGACGACGTTCGGTTTACCGCCATCCAGGTATTCCACCAAATAGCCTTCGTCTTCGCCGTTTTCATCGGACGGAAGTTCCCACCCACGATACAAGTTATAATCCAAACGGTTCATCGGACGAGCTTGAATCCGTTTAGTCCCGTAGTATGTTTGCATACGTTTGCCTTTCTGAAACAAATAATAAGGGTGCCGGGTTGGTTAGTAGACTCCCTTGCAGTTGACCCGGCGCAACATCACACGCGTTTTTCAGCGGCCTAATTAAATGTCGAGGTCGTCGTCACCGAACAAATCGTTGTTGTCGATGTCGGTATCATCCCCAAACAGGTCGGTATCAATCTCATCAAAATCGTCTTCAGGGTTCGAGATGTTAACCAACGGTTCACCGTCCTTCACCTTAATGATGTTCTGAAGTCCGAGTGCCACGCCGCGACCGCCCTTCGGATGGTCGTACCCGTATGCTGTTACACAAGCGATGGCGTAACATCCGCTATAGAACTCTTCCTGTTTTGTGATGGCCGGGAAGCGGTCTTTATGACCCTTCGGTTTAGATTTATCCAGACGCACCACACCGACCGGACGGTTGTAAGAACGAGCAACAGCGATGATTTTGTCTTTGTATTCCGGATTCTTTTTCAGGTCGAACTCATCATCGGTGCCCGGGCGGAAGGTTTTTTTGAATTTACCAGAAGCGTTCTTACCGAACTTCCGTTCTTTTTCGGCAATGCACATTTTTTTCAATTCCGTTAAATCAGCATCGCTCTCGAAAATCATTGTCACGCTGTATACATCAGACTTTCCGTCTTCACTCTTCTGCGGAACCCAAAGGTGTGGATAACTTACACGGAAGATAGGGGTATTTAACTTTTGTTTTTCAGCCATTTCGGTTTTCCTTTCGTCGTTAATACGTTACTACGTTGCTACCGTTTAAATATCAAGGTCGATAAAGTCGCTAACCGCTGACGGCAGTCGGGCTTCCCTATCATCCTCTACTCGTACCAGGGTTTTCCCGGCAGGAGGCTTTTCCCACAAACGCTCCAACTCTGCCCGCTTATCTTTCGGGAGCATCTTTTCGAGTTGAGCCGGGGATAAAAGTTTTTTGGTGTAAAGCTTTTCACCAAAATGCAATTCGTATTCATCGATAACCGCATCTTCATCAATCCATTTGCGGTTGGAACGTTTGTCTACAAGCTTATACCCGGGGATGTCGATGTTGTTTTCGGCCATCGTTCGGGCGTGTTCCAGCAAATCATCACACCAATCCTTGATGAACGGAACAAATTGGAGAAGATGGGCTACCTGTTCCGGGGTAAGCGTTCTAACATCCGGTGGACCCACATCAATGTCGGCAAAGTCAACTGCCGCAAGACGAGCAACTTCATTCTTTGCTTCAGGGCAATGGGGTTTGCCGGGACAAAACTTACAATGCTTCCCGGCTTGGAGTGTTTCATCTCCTCCACGGACACGCTGTATGGCCCGGGATAATCCGCGCTCCCACTCAAGCAACTCTTGGACAGTATAGACCATACGCCGGATAGTACCATCCTGATGAGCGCAACGAGGCTGTACAATAACCGTTTCAATATATTCAATATCACAACGTTCATCCTCCGGAAGACTATAATAAGCGCCTAAACCATAATATTTGGTTTGTTTATTGTCTTCAATTTCAACCGAAACCCCGGCTCCGTGCTTATAGTCGATAACGATAATCCGGTTAAACGGAACATACAGCATAGCATCACAGGTGCCATAAGCTTCAGGGTCAATATGAGAAAGGCTAAACCCTACCTCAACGTGAAGCCGGTGCCACGGAGAGTTGTATTTCGCCATTTCGTTATAAACAAAATCGACGTACTCCCCGACAGCATCTATCATATCCATATCAACGGGGATTAAGAAGGTTTGGTCTTCCTCTTCCACTTTGATGTTCACCCCTAGGAGACCGATATCCACGGGAATCCGTTTTCTCAGATAGGTCTCTCCTATGGTGTGGGCGGCCGTCCCTTGTGCGGCATAAAATGAACTTGGACTTTTCAGATGACCGTACAACGTAATGCTGCCCGGACAATTCCAGTACCGTTCACAAATGCTGGCCCCTATGTGGCTATGCTGTTTGCGTTCCGTCATTGGCCTAGATATCCAGGTCTTTATCAGCGCTGGCTTCGGGGCCTGCGTTGAAAAGTTCGATGGCTTCGGCCCACTTATCCTCTTCCAGTTCGGCAAGAGTGTCGGCACCCAAGCTTTTCAGAATCTCTTTGGCTTGGGCTTTAGTACCACCAAGGTTGTCCATAAAGTTTTTGGCGGCATCCCGCAGGTCTTCGTTGGTCGGACCTTTGGGTTTCTCTTTGCCTTTAGCCGCTCCACCTTTAGGCGCACCTTTTTTGGGCTCCTCTTTGGCGGGGGCTTTCTCTTCTTTAGACGGAGCTTGACCGGTTGCGTTTTTCGCCAACAGTTCGAGGGCGTCCGCAATCCGTTCAAGTTGTTGTTCGATTGACATAGGTGTTTTTCCTTTCATCAGTTTATTGATAACAGAGCTTTTACGCTCTAATACAGCGGCCATAATATTTTCCAAAGATTGGTCCGCTATCAGATAGCGGGCAAACACGGTTTCCTTTTGTCCGATTCGGTACAATCTGGCTTTTGCTTGGCGCATCCCCCCTTCAGACCAATCAATTTCGGCAAACACTACGTTACTGCATACCTGTTGCAAACCGTCGATACCTTCTCCTCCGGCCATAATCTGACAGATAAGGACTCGACAGTTTGGTAAATGGATAAACTTATCAACGATGTCCTGTTTCTTTTTGGCGTTTACCCCACCCTGAATCACCAACGGCCCGGCCCCGATACCGGCCAAGGCATCTTCCAAGGATTGAACGACTTGACGGTGATAAGCAAACACCAACACTTTATCAACGGTACCGAGTAAATCGACAAGATAATTAAAGACTTGCGGGACTTTCGATTCTCCGATAATCCGACGAATGGTTGCCGGAGGCATTTCCGTTTCCGGGTCAAAGTCGTCAGTTCGACAAACCAAAGTGACGGCTTTCTGCGACACCACTTCCGGATGCGTGCTGATATCTACATCCAGGTAAACGACTTCCTCGACCATTGACGGCAATTCGTGATAGACATCCTTCAACTCGCGGCGCAACATAAACGGGTGTAACCGTTCTCTCAGTTCCTCAATGTTGGAAGCCCCTTTGAAGTTCCACTTTTTACCGGTTTCTTTTTCTAAAACTCCGCCTACTTTATCTTCCCACCCGTTACAGAAATGCCGACCAAAGTCCACCCATTTGGTATACGGATGAATCAATTCCGGAGCAAGGGTTTTCAGGACAATATAAAACTCAATCGGGCGGTTGGGTACGGGAGTACCTGTTAAGAGAAATTTCCGAAAGCAATTCCGAATGATGCCCACCTTCCCCAAAACCATTTTGGAGCGGGCAGCGTCCATCGATTTTAGGCGGTGGGCTTCATCCAGAATACACACGTCAAACGTGCGATTGCTTAAAAACTTATGGATACGGGGGTTTATCACCAAATCGTAGTTGACGATGATGACCCGGCCAGAACCGGGAATGGTGTCGGCCCCACTGACTACGATAAAGATATCCCGCTCTTGGCAAAACCCCCACTTGATGAGTTGTTTGCGCCAATTGTATTTAACACTGGAAGGGCAAACGATTAATAGCGTTTTGGCGTCACACTGGATGGAAGCGACTATGGCTTGTGCTGTTTTTCCCAAGCCTTGTTCGTCTGCCAACAGGCGGTGCGGTTTCCGGTTTAACTCAACCGGACGTTGCAATAGGAAATTCACTCCCACCTTTTGATAAGGGTATAGTTCCAAAGCTGCCACGCTGTTTTTACGACTCCAAAAACGATAAGACGGTTAGACGTTGTTACGTTATACTACCTTACACTACTTCATAGTATAAGTCAATACTTCTACAACCCTTCAAGCGAATCTATTTTACGACGAAAGCCGTTGCCTGTCTTTCCAAGTGAAGGGATGTGAAATTTTCCACGTTCCCACCCTAGGGAAATTAAGGCGTGGGAGATGCGAACTTGGGCAGTACGGTCTAACTGCCGGGCCGTTAAATTTAAAGCTTCATATCCCACTTGGGTTGATGTAACCCGTTCGGGAAGGGTTTCATCTTCCATCCCTTTTCGCATCCAAGCCCCAATAATTTCGACCCACGAATCCTCAACCGTGCGGTCGGCTTGTTCAACCTCTGCCAACCGGATGAGTTCAGGGTCGGCAAGATGGTATAGCTCTCCTGAATGGTATCGTTGAACAGCTTCTGCCCATAATTGGTCACGGTCTTGCCGTAGCTTTTCCACGCCAATCTTTCCGGTGGTAACAGGCCAAAAACGGCGGTTCCCTGTAGTATCACGCAGGTAAGCGCCCCCTGAATCCGGGTTAATAGTGCCAATAATAACAGATTGTCTAGGGAAGTCCCGGGTACTACGGGCATACGCGGGGCGTACAAAGTCGCTAACTCTTGTGATAAAAGCCTTAAGTGCCTGTACATCGGCACGTCTGGCAAACTCCATTTCGCTTGCCTCAATAATCCAACCTCCCTTCATCGCGTCAATCGTGTCTTTGTTATGCGGGTCAATGACGATATCCTTATACCACGGACCGCCTAACACCCGGACAAAGGTCGATTTGCCTGTGCCTTGTTGCCCTTCCAAGATTAATATATGGTCAAACTGGCATCCCGGTTCAAAGATTCGGGCGACTGCCGCGATTAACGTATTCTTTCCTACGGCTTTAGTGTACGGGTTAGAAACGGCTCCGGCATAATCGGACAACAACCGGTCTAACCGGGGCACTCCGTCCCACTCCAAAGATTCCAGATACCGTTTTACCGGATGGTACCGGTAGAACGTTGTCGCCAAAGCGACTGCCGCTTCGTGACAGACGTTAATGTTGGTGATGTAATGTTTTTCAACAGACAGCCAATACTTCAACTGGATGGCGTCCGTATCGGTCCACACTTTTTGCGGGAAAGCCGCATTGTGCCACGGAGCGGGAAAGTTAAATTCGATTTGGTCGGCAAATTCGTTGTACCGAAGTAACCGGTACAATGGGTTTACGAACGATTCAAAACTGGCATTCAGGAAGTAGTTAATGGTGTTGCCTAAATCATTGGGCTTTGGTTTATTACCGGGGAGCAATGACCATTTGACGTGGGCCTCTTCCTTTTCAGCCAAGGCATCGCGTTTGTCGAAGACCGCTTCGTCAAAATCCAGTTCGGGGTGAAGCGACCCCAATTTCCCTTGGGCATAGTTATAAGCGTTTTTGACTTTGGCCCGGAGTTCGTCTGGCTTCCAATGAGGTTGGCACCGAAAGTTCCAGTACTGCAACATCAACTCATAGGTGATATCAAACGATAAACCGAAGTCCCGACCCATTGCCGCCGTTTTATAGGTCGTCAGGTCGCCGTGACACCCTTCAATAGCGGCCGGAGCATTTTTAAGATACGTGATGTACCGATGTTGCGCCCCTTCATCATCGCGGGCTTCATCTAAACCGGGAACATTGGTTAACGTTTCAACCCGTTGAACGATATTAAGCATATCGGGAGGTGCTTCAATGGCGTCTTCCGGTGTAAGACGAATGACCTGATAGGGTTTGTTGGTCTCCGGATGAATCGAACCCGGTCCTACCAGGAAGTGCCCTTTTGATTTAAACTCGATACCCGGATATTTCCGCACCAACATTTGGTTTGGGAACCCGGCCGGTTTTTTGAGATAGATATGAAGGCCCCCACCCCCGGTCCGGACGATAAAAGTTTTCGGTTTAGCAGGCATCCCGGCGTCCTTTAAAAGACGCTGAACGGGGTTATCAATTTCGCCTTCTTTTAAACCCAACTCCTCTGGTTTCAGGTCTTTAGATGGACCCTGAAAAGGTTTTCCTTTTCCGGCACTGACCAACTGACCGTCAACACATTTGGCGAAGTTCCGAGGGTCGGCATCAATCACCAAATCGTCGGCTTTTAACACGACGCCATAGTTATTCGGGAAGTCTTCGCCCCCTAAAGTGGGGTCATACGGGGTATTCTGCCAATTTTTTGCTTCTTTAACCGGGTGTTTTCCGTTTAAACGAAATAATGAATATCCGGTTGCAACGAATCTATCAATCCAGTCCTCTTTAGAGTCCTTCGAGACAACTGTAATCTTTGTCTTCCGATTGTTGAGTCCGCTGCCCTGACTCGTATCCCTCATCCGTAGCATTCTCCATCGCTTTTACGACCATATTCAGTTTGTTTTCCGCATCATCCAAGTTAATCATCCAACGTCCCCGGTGTTTAAAACCTTTGAGTCCTTTAGGGTCGCCCTTCTTTCCCAATCGGGCCAAATGTCGGATGTGAAGTACCGAATAATCATACTTTTCAGCTACTTTTTCGGCGTAGTCATATTGTACACCTTTAACCGTCATTGACATAGCGTTTAGTTCCTCTTACTTTACGAATTACTTTACGAACTGTCATAGTACATAATACTACATCCTCATACGTTATGCAATACTACCTTGTCGGCTACCTTTTTCAACTTGCCGGTAGCACACCGAACATTCGGCAAAATCCGGACGAGTCGGCGCTTGGATGTGACCGGTCACTTTCAAACACCCCTCGCAGAATTTATCGAAGATATAATCCCCGGCTGGTTTTACGACAACGGGTTCCTGCCAAGGTTTACTAGGCGGGTCAGTTGCAGGACATCCGTCTTCTGAGACAATGTGTTCAACCGCTTTCACATCTTCACGGTCTACCGGGATATGAGGAACAAACCGTTCTCCGTGGATGGCTTGGGCTGTCTCTTCATCGACAAAATCACGCATTCCACCGACCATAACGTTGACTTTGGGCGACACTAGTTGTCCTGCGATAGCCGCATACCCGCACATATCGACATAATGGTCCAATGCGCGACTTCCGGAAGTAGTACGACTGATTTTTTGGAGGATATTACAGATGGCGACTTGCTCCGGGGTGATAGGTACACCCAGATAAGCTGTCCAGAGTTCAGCAATGTTCGTAAGGTTGGTTTCCGGGTCACCATGGGTTTTATTTCTATCCTCCATTGTCGTTTTTATCGCTGTTTCTAATATATCTTTCCGGTTCATCCACACACCGCCTTTCTGATGGTCTCTTGCCAGATTTTCAACGCTTCGTTTTCTGCCTTCAACCGGGCGTTTTCCTCCATTATTTTCTGGATGGAATTTAACACGGCCATCGGGTCTAAATCACTCGCCTGTTTCGGCGGTTCAGGGGCTTCCGGTTGTTCAGATTTGGATGGGGCTTCATCCGGAACAGCCGCATATGTTTTGTGTTGGATTAATTTCAATTTCTCTTCCTTCCATTTTTTATACGTCGAATTAGTGGTTAATATGGCTTTAGAATTATAGGTTTGAAACGGGTTACCGTTAGCTGAACGGTAGCCTGATTCATTCAGGAGCTTGCAAATTTCCTTGGCCGATAGCTCTCCGTTTTCGTAGGCAAACACCATTTCTGCCACGGCTTCCGGAAAATTATGAACGTTAATACACTGAATTTGGGTCTTCGGCATTGACAGAACTTCTTTTTCAAAGTCCATCATCCGTTTTACGTTATTCGGGATGATGATTTTTTCCGCTGTTTTTACTGCCATTTGTTTTTCGTCCTTTCTTTCTCGATGTTCTTTTGCTTTATCTAGTACGGTTTTTACGGCTGTTTTAAAATCCTTCAACTGAAAACCCCATAACGTGTCTGTCTGTTTACGCTTGGAGCATTGAAAGATGGTTCCGGTAGGTTGGTGAAACCAGTGGTGATGGGTGGTGTTGGAATACCGGTGTTTGAATCCCAGATATTCTAACACCCTGATAGCGTCTTTCCGGGATATCTTGGGGCTATCCGACTCCAAGACGTGGGTTAGAATCTTATCAGCTTGTCGGCTCATCGTCTGGACCAACCTCCCCGATTTTCATCTTGCCTTCAATCAACATTGTCAGACGTTCCCGCATTTCGGTTACCCGGCGTTCAAAGTCGTTCATCACCAAATTGGGGGCGAGCCCGTGGGCAATACCGGTTACAAACAAACCGAGAAACATTACCCTGACTACGTAATCGGTCATAAACACCCCGTAGTTATCGACCATTTCGCCCAAGACGTGTTCAGCAACTCGCATCCCCTGATTCCGTTGCTGTTCGGTAAGCCTCATCGGCTCTCCGTTTGCCGGATTAAACCCTTCTTTTTGAAAATAAACCACGCTCTTTTCCTTTCTACAAATCATCCAAACACTTATACTTATTACGTTTTTCCCGTTGCAATCGAGCCATCTCCTTTCCACGGGCGACTTTATCGGGGTCTTTCTGGTTGGTGAAGCCCCCAAACACTTGGCAATCGATACAGTACTTGTGTTGAGCCGGGCGACTGGATACGTTGGTCTCATCCCGGTCAAGCCAAGTAGCCGTACATTTCTTATTCTTGCACCAATGAACGACAAACGGTTTTTCGCTACGACTCATAGCCCCTCCAAACAACGGTATTTCAACAATGACAATTCTCCGTGTCCGTAGGGGCAATACTGATGGTCTTTTGCCGATGTCCCCCATTCACAATATTGGCAATACTTAAGCACTGCATACCCGACTGACAGTTGCCATTCGAGAGTACGCCGGTATTGTTTCCATCCGACCCGGCTCACGACGCTTTACCTGATTCGCCCTGTTGGCGAATCCCCGCACTGCCCGTTCTACTCTTGAAAATCCCGGCCAAGACGTATAAATCATCTTTGGCGCTTTTCCAATTCCGTTCCAGTTGGTGATTCTCCGGCAATGCCGAAGCCGTCTCAATACTCCCATTAAGTTTTCCTTCCACGCTCATCGTTCCTAATAGCAAACGTACTGACTTGCTTCCCGTATACAAGTAAACCCTGAGTTGATTGCAAGGTCAAGGGCAGAAATTGAGTCCGGAATAAACGACTCATTTTGATGACGGGTAGTGTTACCCCAAGTGGATACGTATAACGCCAAGAGAAGGATTATTACTATGGACACCGGGTGTAATACTATCCGATTCAGTAAAACCATTTCATCGTTTCCCCACAACATACTGTAATGTATTGAATCGTATCATACCATAGACTACATTATAGTGCAACCAAATAAAAACACTCTCCCCGACACGTCATCGAGGAGAGTGTTAGCGCTTCCGAGAAAGGACTAGAAACCCGGTTGCGCTGTTAATTCGAGATTCAGTTGTACCGTTTCCCCGTCTTCAGCCTGACACTTCAGGCAATAGGTTTCCCCAGATAAACAGGGTGTTCCGCATTCAAAGCATTTTTCGACCATCCGTCTTCGTTCTCCATCGTTATACGACCGTTACGACCAAGTAACCGGTAACCCGGAATGCCCCTATTATACCATCTCCGTAAAGTATTGGTGTTTGTACCGTCTATGCTCTTTAATGGTTTCCCGGTGTTCTTCTTTATCGTAGTACTGTTTCCATCCGCCCCGTTCCTGTCTCCGTTTCTTATTTTCCGTCAACGACTCCGGATTCTGTAGGAATTGGATGGTACGCCGGGAAACGCCGTGTATGGCCGCAAGCTTTCTTTGAGAGAACCCACACGGGTTCAAGCGTATCCAGGTTTTTTGCATATCGGATAACTTTATCCGTCTATCGATTCCCGGTTCTTTGGGGAGTTTCATTTTTTCGGCTTTATACGGCACGCTGTCCCCCTTTCTATTAAATCACGGTTAATTCTTTTACGCTTGGAATCCAACTGATTGTAAGGTTTTCGGGTTTACACTTGTACGCTTTTTGCATATCAATCGCGTGGCTGAACGCCTGTTTTTCATTGTGGAACACGAATTTCGCCATTATCAAACCATCGTTATCCGGAGAAACCAAAACCGGGAAGTAAACTTTTTCCATTGCTTTCATTGCCTTATAAGGTAAACAGTAGGTTTGACGTGGACAAGGGAGTAAACCCCTTGTTTCGTCCATTCAGGACTCATCGGCACGTCTGGTCATAGTACCTTTCGCCTACGGCATCTAATTCCATCCTTGCCTTCTTTATCTCTTGTTCCATCCACCATAAAGAGTTGTATACTCGATTTGTGGCCGCCGATTCAAGAGAAGGGTTTAACCCACTATTCAATGGACTTGATATTAGGATTGCCGCTTCGTTTTGGACGAGTTTCATTTTTTCAAAAATATAATTCCGTTGTTGTTCGTTCATTGTTTCTAGTCCTTTCTGATATGTCTTACTACATTTTAATATCCGTACATTTGTTCAAATTCTCGACGGTTTGCGCGTGCTTCCCTTGCACTGTCTCCTCTTTGGTGTTTTTCGGCAAGGGCTTCAAGGCGCAAGGATTCATCTTCCCACGGTTTCCGGACGCAACCATTCCGGTACAAGTTTCTCCCTTTAATCCGGGTGGTGGAACCGTCCGGCAATTCAATCGTAAACGTGTGTTGCTGTTTATCGGTTCCGTATGAATCCCGGATAATTTTTCCTTCAACTGTTTCGTAATGGCTGAATTTGGGTTTTTTGAATGAACCGGTAAAAACGGCTCTATCGAATTTCACATAATCACCAATTACGGCGTCTCCAGTACAATCAATCCAGTTTTCCATTGTTCTAGTCCTTTTCATCATTACTCTGATTCGTAAAGCCTCATCAGGTGGCCTGTTTGACCACGACACGCCGGGATTCCCGGCGTGTTTCGGCTAGTTCATTCTGTAACAGTAGTAAGTCTCTCCATCAATATCAATTTCGTGTTCGTTGTGGTCGTATTGCGCAATAAAATGACCTCTGCCATCAACCGAAACGGCTTGTTTCACAAAGTCATCAAACCCGCCATCAGCGTTTTCAATACACTGCATAATAGCGTCGTTTGCCCCTTCACACTTGTCCTGAATAGCGGTAAACATCTCTTCAGGCAATCCGGTAAAATCGGAGAGGAAAGAGGCAGTAAAAGCCCAAACGGATTCCTCGATATACTCTTTAACCGCTTCATCGGCTTCATTGTCTGTATACGCTTTCCAGTCTTCACTATCGTAATAGCTTGCCGCTTCCTCTATGGTGCAATTGGCAGCTTCCCGAATCGCCATAATTTTAATCATTTCATCAGTGGTGTAAGACATTGTTTCTAGTCCTTTCGCTTTTACTATATTCTGATACGCTTTAAGCCTCATCAGTACATCTGTTTGATGTAGACACGGGAGTAATCCCGTGTTTCGGCTAGTCTGGAATTAACCGTAATGCGGTTTTCTCGTCTATTCCGAAGTTTTCAATGAAATATTGCCGTAATTCGTTGCCGGGATAAGTTTCCGGGTAATCGTAATACATATCCACAAGATGCGCTATGCATTCGTCAAGGGTGAAAAAGACTTGCCAATCGGTACCATCAAGGTATCCAGGTGCCGAAAGCCTGCAAGCGTAGTTAGCATCATCGTTCCAGCAAAAATTTACACCGTCCGGTAATTCGATTGAATCCAAGTCTCCGTATATGTCATTGGGTTTTAAACCGGATTCTTTGATTTTCACTATTTCAGGTTTCTGTAAATCGTCTTGAATCATTGATTTAGTCCTTATTTTTATATGACGTGTTAGGCATTGGCCTATGTTTTATATTATGCACGGTAAAAAGTATCTGTCAATACGTTATGATACGTATCCCTTACAACATAAACAGGATGCGGGTTTCGCCGGGTTAATACGTTATACTACATCTTACCCATAAGGGTTGAGGGTAAGGTCAAGGGTAAGGTTAAGGGTAAGGTCGAAAAACCGCTCTATATCTATATTATAGGTATAATCTTACCCTCTTACCCTTGTTTTAGAGGTGTAAAGTATTTTAGATAGAATATTATACGTGTATAAGAATTTATAAAAGCTCTATAGAAAAGTTTGGGGAAAATTTTAAGGGTAAGAGGGTAAGGTTTTGCCGGAAACGGTCGTAGGTATTGGGTTTGACGACCTTACCCTTACCTTACCTTTGACCTTACCCATAAGGGTTGAGGGTAAGATTTGTTTTTCGTGTGCTTCGCGTAAAAACATTGGTGTTTATTGGCTTTTTGCCCTTTTCATTCGATATTCGCGTTATTCAGGTTAAACCTAAAAAGAGATAAAAGTACATCGGTTGTGAGTAAAAAGTACATCGATTTTGCCCTTTGAAAACCCGCATCCGCGTGTCGGGTTTTTCTCGTCGCAACGTTTCACAACGTATCACGATGTATTTTAATACGTTTTAATACATTATATTACAACGGACTACGTTTTAGTCGCTTCAATCGGTATAGCGTTTGTCCTGATTGACGTTTGACCGTCTTACCGTTATTGGGTTTGAGGTGCTTCAATCGGTATAGCGTTGATGGGTCAAGGGGTTTGACGGTGTGATGTTGAGCGGGTTTCGGCCGACGGGGGGCCGGGTTGTTCGACCCCCTATGCATCCCGACGCGCGGACGTGCCCGAAACGCCGGGACCCCTATATACGTAACAACCTCCAAATTGGAACAACGTATTATAACGTAGTACGGAGTGACAAAAATTATAGGTAGTATGTAGCATGATGTATCATCATGTATTATGTAAATCTTTTATTACAAAAAACAGGTGAACCCTGACACCCGATATAATGAAAACAGTCTAACCATTCCTTTCTTTCTTACGTAATTTTCAAATGCCGGGTTGCGCCTAATTTGCCTCCCGGCGTTTTGTTTTGTACAATGAAGGTGTTTCAAACTGATTCGATATCCCTAAAATTCATCGTTTTTCGAGCCGTCCTGTTAACCAAAGGACGGCTTTTACTTTGGTGCTTGACCCATACGGTCGTGTGGTATGATGTATGAAAAACGGTTGTTTTAGTTAATTAGGAGCGTGGAAGTAATGGCAAAAACGAAAGCCAAAAAAGTATATGAAGTGACTATCGAGGGTGAGTATCACGCCCACACCAAAGACGGAAACGTCTTAAAGCCTTACAGTGTTTCCATCAAACTTGGCGAAGAGCATAAACAGGCAGGGTTTCTGTCGGTTTTCAAAAACCTTGTGGCCGGGAAGGTGATGAAACAGAAGTATCCGGATTACGCAGACGGGTTGTACACCCACCGGTTAGTGAAGGTTGTAGACCTGTCAGACCCCGAATCCATCCCCAAAGACCCTTCTTTGATGAATTTGGCGCAATTGACAGCGTTTATCCAGCACAACGAACTGCCGGTTCAAATCGGTCTATATAAGGACGAAGACGAGCTGCGGCAAGCTGTCATTGAATGCCTTGAAGATGAAGAGGTGTTTACTCAGAATCAGGAAAAACGCAAAGAAGTGCGCGGCCGTGACTTGGAGCTGACCAACAGCTTGAACGAGTTGAACCCGGAATTCGGTTTAGGACTGTCTACCACCGCAGCCGAAGCCGAAGCGGCCAACCTGAACCCCGCCCGGGTACCGTCTGCCGATGAAGTCACCCTTCCGGAAAAGCCGAAAACCGCTATTCAAACGGATGAGTTTAACGAAAACATCTTGACCGGCAAAGATGACGACCTCGGAATCTAATCATTCCACGCCCAACCATCTTCCCGCACGTTCTAACCGGACAGGCGGGAAGATGATACGTTGGGAAAACGGGCAGCCGGTGCCGGTATACGCTGACCCGATTAATAAAGACCAAATGTCGTCACTGATTACAGCGGCGCTTTCGTGTGAGTATGAGGGTGAAATAGACCCGGAGACCGGAGAACAGTATCGCTTTGACCCGCGCTTTGCCGGGATGACCAATGCCGAAGTAATGGCGATACGGTTGGCAGAAAAAGCCGCGTCAGGACACGATAAATCGATTACCGAAATTCTCGACCGCGTATTGGGCAAGCCGAAACAATCAGTTGAATCGGTCGGGGTCAAGATGAACTTTCGGGATTATCTGGATATGTTGGCGAAAAACGAAGAGGCACAAGACAAAGCGGAAGTGACCATCGACGTTACGGCAAGAGAATGGGATTTTGCCAATGAAGATGACGACGATGACCCTTACGCCTGTTTAGAAGGGCTTTAGAGTGCGGATAGATGAGTTGACACCCAAGCAACGGGCATTGATGGACCGGTTGCAGAATGACTTGGAGTATTTTTGCCGGACTTCGTTGAAGGTAGAAACCAAAGACGGCAAGATTGTACCGTTTGTTTGGAACAAAGCCCAACGGTACCTCCACGAAAAGTTAGAGGAACAACTCGAAAAAACCGGTATGGTCCGGGCGTTGATTCTGAAAGGGCGGCAACAAGGCTGTTCTACTTACGTAACCGCTCGTTATTACCAGAAAACAACGTGGTTTGACCATAAGAAAGCGTACATTCTTTCCCACGAAACCCAATCGACTCAGACGTTGCTGGATAAGGTGAATATGTATTACGACGAATGCCCCGAAGTCATTCGTCCGAAAAAGGAAATTGGCAACCGAAACGAGTTGAAATTCGATAACAATTCGACGTACAAGGTCGGAACTGCCGGAGCAAAGAATACGGGTCGTTCTCAGACCAACCAATATTTTCACGGTTCAGAGGTAGCGTTCTATGAGAATACGGAGGGCATATCAACAGGTGTGTTGCAGACTGTTGCGGATGTCCCTGGTACTGAGATTATTTTGGAGTCTACCGCTAACGGAACTGGTAATTTTTTCCACAAATCCTGTATGGATGCTTTGGCCGGACGTGGTAAATATATCCTCATCTTCATCCCGTGGTACTGGCAAGAGGAGTACCGTTCGTCCGTTCCGCCGGGTTGGGAGTTCACCCCGCACGAATTAGAGCTAAAAGAGCTGTATGAGTTAGACGGAGAACAACTCTATTGGCGGTATGAAAAGATTATTGAATTGAAGTCCGAATGGATGTTCAAACAGGAGTATCCGTTTACGGTTGCCGAAGCGTTTCAATCTTCGGGGAACAGCTTTTTCGCTTCGGATGATGTTCAACGGGCCCGTAAATCGACGGTTCAAGACCCGAATGCTCCCTTAATTTTAGGGGTGGACCCGGCCCGTAAAGGCGACCGAACCATTCTGGTACTGCGGCGGGGGCGTCAAATTGTAGAAGTCATCAAGTATGACGAGATGGAATCGACGATGCGGTTAGCCGGAATCGTTGCCAACCTCATTGAAAAGCGGGGTGTTGCGAAATGTTTCATCGATTTTGGGTTAGGCTACGGAACGGTTGACCGCTTACACGAATTGGGGTATCAACGCATCGTCCAAGGGGTTCACTTCGGGGAAAAGCCGTCGGACCCGCAATACCTGAACAAACGGGCAGAGATGGCGTTTGACCTACGTGATTGGTTAAAAGAGGGGGGATGTAGTATCCCTGATGATGAGGAGATAGAAGCCGATTTAATGGCAATCCCTGATTTTAAGCAAAATAGCCGGGGCTTGCTATATCTGGAACCCAAAGATAAAATCAAGGAAGCGTATGGAAAAAGCCCTGATATTTTTGACGGGATGATTCTGACTTTTGCCTACCCGGTTGCATCCGAGATTCAGCAAAGCCGGAAACCCCGACGAACCGAGAATACCAAGGGCGGGTCACAGTTGCGAACCTTAAGTCGTGTTCGCAATCACAACAAACAAGACAACGAAAGCGTGGACTGGGGGCCGGAACGACCAACGACCGGTCATCAGAGTTGGAGGAAGAGGTAGTGGCACCTGTAGTACCGTTCATCCCTTTAATCGCAGCGGGCGTAGGCGCTGCCGGGGCGATTACCGCTGCCGGTATTGCGGCGAAAGGTTCAAAGAAAGCGGCGGCCGCTTCTGCCTTGCCTAAAGCCCAACCCTTAAGTGTAGACCCAAAAACTTCGATGCTCCAAGACCCCGCGACCACCGACGATAAACGGAATTTGCGGGGAGTTCTCCCCATTGCAACTGGCCCTTTGGGCGACACCACTTCTCCGGCGTTGAACCGGAGTAAATTATTGGGCAATTAGGGAGGAATCGGAAAGTGACTTCAAGCGGTGCATCGGCCAAAGCAAAGGCTGAAAAACGGGCGCAACAAGAGGCGTCTCAACAGCAAGCCCAACAATTGGCTATTCAACAGCAACAGCTTGCAGTCGCTCAACAGCAAGCCGCTATGGCTGGCCAGACGAAAGCTCCGGATAAAAAAGCATTCGGTGCCTACTTCGGCGCACCGGAGACAAGCGGATTTTTAGGTACTGAAACCTTAAGCCGTTCGCGCTTTTTAGGGTATTAATGATGAGACGAACCAAACCCCAACGAGTCGTTGACCGCTATAAAAAGATGCAAATAGAGAAAGCCCCATGGCTGCCTCTGTATCAGCTTTTAGGCGAGTACGTAATGACCCGTAAGCAGGACTTTACGGCTGATATGACACCCGGTCAATTTTTGACCGATAAGATTTTCGACAGCACGGCCGGTTCGGCGTATCGATTAATGGCGTCGGCCGTCATTGGCGCTTTGTGGCCGAACGGGAGTAAAACCTTTCAGATTGAGATTCCCACTGCCTTAAAGGGTACGGAGTTTGAAGACGCTGAAACCAAAGAGTTTTACGAACGAGCCAGTAAAGTAATGGCTGAAAAGATGGACAACCCGCGTGCCGGACTGTTAACCAGTCTGGAAGAGTATATGGGGGACCAATGTGTCTTCGGTATTTCCGGTATCGCCGCTTTTGAAACTGAAGACCTGGATGTTCCGGTTCAGTTTACCGCTGTTGACGTTAAGAAGATTGCCGTCGATGAAGGACGGGACGGGTTTGTCGATACGGTTTACATTGAAAAAGAACTGACTTTGCGACAGATGATTCAAGAGTATGGGTATGAAAGCTTGTCTCGACCGAATCAAGAGAAGTGGGATAAGGGGATGTGCGATGAAAAGGTCAAAGTTTTGCACGCCATTGAACCCCGAATGGAACGTGACCCGTACAGCTATGGCGCTGCGAATATGCCGGTTGCTTCTATTCACATTGAACTTGCAACGCAAAAAGTTCTGAAAGAATCCGGCTTCACTGAGATGCCGGTTTTTGTATCTCGGTTTTGGAAGGCGATGAATGAGAAGTACGGTCGTTCTCCTGCGATGGAAGGGCTGCCGGATATCCTTGAAATTAACGCTATTCGGGAAGCTTCAATTATCGCCATTGAGAAAAGTCTCGACCCACCGTTGGCCGTGTTTGATGATGGCACTTTAGGAGGCGGGGTGATTGACACCTCTGCCGGAGCCATCAACACGTTTAGCGTATCCGGGCGTTTGGGTAGTGCCGGGTCCAAACCGGTGGAGCCATTGGTGACGGTCGGAGAGTTGAACAGTACTTACGCCCGGATTACGGAGTTGACCGAAAATATCCGGAACCACTTTATGATTGACCGGTTGATGGACTTCAACAACGAACAACGGATGACCGCATACGAAACCAGCGTGCGTGACAACCTTCGCGGCCAGACTTTGGGCAGTACTTTTTCCCGTCAAATCGCAGAAGTCTTTCTGCCGCTAATTGAGCGGGTGTTCAACATCCTGTTGCGAAAAGGTCTCTTTGGTGTTGTTCGGGGCTCCGTTGAAGAGCGGATGATTCTGGAAGAGGGTGGTATGCCGACCTATATTCCGGATAAAGTGGCAGACCTTATGCTTGACGGTAAAGACGTTTACAAAGTTACATTCATTAGCCCGGCGGCCCGGATTATGCAGACCGAAGAGTTGATGGGTATTGAACGGACCGTCAATTTTGCTGTTACCGTGGCCGGGGTTCAGCCGGAAGTACTGGATAACCTGGATACCGATGAGATTATGCGAAGTGTTCAAACCCTTACCGGGGCTCCGTCTCGGATTATTCGGGATTTGGATACGGTCCGTAAAATCCGCCAAGCACGGGCAGAAGCACAAGCGCGGGCCGAAGAGTTGGCCGCGCAACGTGAAGAGTCTGAAGCAATGCGGAATGTGGCCCAAGCAGGCCAGATGGCGGGCTTGACGGGGGATGACCAACAGGCGGCGTAATGACGGATACACCGAAAAAGCCTCAAAACGAAAAAGAGAAACAACGCATCGCGGCAAAAAAGCGACTGCGTAATTCCTTTATTCGAGTCGCTAACACTGAAGCCGGGCGAGATGTAATCCGGTATTTAATGGCTCAATGTGGCTTTCACACTCCCAGTATTAATGTAGACCCCCAAACCACCAAGATTTTAACCGATAACACCGTGTACAACGAAGCCCGGCGGAACCTATATCTGGACCTTCGGAAATGGATTCCGCCAAAAATGTTAGTAAAGATAGAGTTCAACTTGGAGGCAGCCCCTGAAGATGAAGACGACGAAGACGAATAGCGCATTTGACTTCCGCACAATGCGGATATTCTTTGCCCCGGATGACGGTGGTGGGGATGGCGGTGCCGGAGGAACCGGCGGGAGTACTGGGGGAGCGACTACCATTGTAGACACCCCTAGCACGACACCCGATTTTGACCCGGAAGCCGCAGCGGCCGCAGCCGCAACCCCGGCTGAAACACCTCCGGCTATTGAGTGGGAGAAACACGTTCCGGCTGAATTAAAAGAGAAGCCTTGGATGCAAGACATTCTGAAAGCCGAAAATCCGACTGAACGGTTTTTCAAAGACTTTGAAGGTTTGCAAACCAAACTCGGTCAGCGGGTAGATGGGGCTCCGAAGCCAGATGCCCCGAAAGAAGAGTGGGACAAGTTTTACAATGCGTTGGGTCGGCCCGAAACTCCGGATGGGTACGAGTTTAAAGACCTTGAGTTGCCGGAAGAGGATAAGCCCATTGGTGAATTCATTAAAGCCGGACAGTCTGACGAGTTCATCAAAGACGTAAAGTCCCTGTTACACTCCAAAGGGCTGACGGCAAAACAGGCCCAAGAGTTGGTGAATGAATACGATTTACTGTACATCAAGCACAATAAAGAGTTTTTCAACCAAGCGATTAGCGCCCAAAAAGAAATGCAGTTGGATTACGAAAAACACTTCAAAGAATTTTTCGGGGAACGGGCCGAAGGGGTTCAGGATATCGGTCGAAAGTTAATGGAAGAGACGCTTCCGGCTGAATTAAAACCGATGATTAAGTCGGCCGATTCCAAAACTTTGGCGTTAATCGCGGCTGTGTTGGATGGGGTGAATACCAAATATATCAAAGAAGACGGTGGGTTCAATAAAGACACCATCGGCACGACGGCACGGTCTGAAGCGGAAATTCGGGCCGAAGGTATCAAACTGATGACTACACCGGAGTACAACGACCCGACGCACCCGCAGCACGAAGCGGTTAAAGCCAAAGTGAAAAGCCTGTACGCCAGTTTGCCGAAAAAATAATAAAGTTCATAAATATAACAAAGCCGGTTGCCAGATTCAAGCAACCGGCTTTATAATTGCCGTAGAGAGTTGACGGGTAGCATCTTAAAAATGCGTGGATAAGGTGTCCGTCTGAAGGCAGTCAATTCTGCAAGGGGCATCCGTAGTAACGGGTAGTGCGCCGCAAAAGTTCTGTATCCGAATAAGTCTTAAGAGTAGGAGTGCTTTGCTATGCCAATGGAAACCATTGACACGCAGCTTATCACCCAATTTACGGACAGAATGCACGTTAAGGCGCAGCAGATGAAAGCCCGGCTGCGGCCCGTCGTGATGGTTCTGCCCATCAAAGGTGATAGATTTGCGTATGACGGTCTTGGGGACGTGGAAGCCCGTGAACTGACCGGCCGTTTCAACCAAACCCAGTTTGACGACATCGAGTTTTTCCGTCGCAAGATTGTTCGGCGTCGGTTTGTCGTAACCATCCCTATCGATGAGATGGACGTGGAAGCGATGCTGACCGAACCGACTTCTCAGTTGGCGGAAGCTTGCACCCGCGCAATGGAACGGGTTTTCGACCGCGTTGCCGTTGAAGCCGCGTTTGCCGATGTCCAAACCGGTCGTGACTTTGAAACGACTGTTACGTTTGCATCCGACGGCGGTTTGACCGTAAATGCCACGGCCGGTGTAACGCTTGCCAAATTGCTTGAAGTCCAGCAAAACTGGATTGACGGCGAAGTCGGCAACGATATGCCCGTTAAGAAAACCCTGTGCATTTCCGGCGACGAACATACTGCAATGTTGCAAATCTCTCAGTTGACTTCCGGAGATTATTCCCGGCAGTTCGCTTTGGAGAAAGGCGAGATTCAGAATGCTGTTGGTCTGGACCTTGTTAAGTTCGGTGCATCTGCCCGTAAACCGGTTCTGTCGGTTTCCGGCGGGGTCCGTTCCTGCGTTGCGCTGGCACAAGGTGGCATCGCCGTCGGTGTTGCGCGTGGTTGGAAGGTCACCGTCAAAGATCGTCCGGATTACGTGGATACCAAGCAAATCCAGGTGACTGGAATCTTGGGTGCCGTCCGAACTGAAGGCAAGTTGGTCCAGAAGTTCACGACCACCGACTAAACCCCGTTAGCCCCCGGTTTTGCCGGGGGCTTCGGTCTACCCCTTTGTAGCATTACTGTTTTAAGAGATTGGAGGGCCATTCAATGGCTGTACAAGATAAATACACCGACTCCAATATCAGTGGAAACGTTGTGAACAAACTCCTGAAAGCCATTAACGCCCACGGAGCCCAAGTTCACGCGATGTACGCAACTTTCGAGGTTGCGGCCGCTGACGATGACGGGTCGAAATACCGGGTCTTTAAGAACCTGGACCCCAACCTGATTCCTTTGGGGTTGTTTGTTGGTAACGATGCGCTTACGGCAGGAACCGATTACGGGTTAGGACTTTATAAGCCTGACCTCGGAGCCGTGATTAACAAAGATGCGTTTGCTGCCGGTATGGATATGTCGGTAGCTGCGGCTTCTTTGAACCCGAAAACTGCCAAAGACGGGATGGCCGCTGTAGCGATTGAGAACTACGGTAAGCGTCTGTTTGAACACGCAGGGCACGACATCACCAACAAGTTGGAAGCCTATGACTTGGTGTTCACCGCTGATACGGCTGGTACAGCTGCCGGTACCATTTCCGTTTTGGCGCTGTTCGCACAAGGTTAATAGGGTGGAAAGCAAGGCATCGGTTTCCGGTGCCTTGCACCCACTTTTTCGGAGGATGGAATGAGTTTACCGTTGGCCCCTGTTGATATTGTGAATTTGGCGCTTGACCATCTGAGTCAACCGCCAATTACCAGTATTGATGCGCCGACGACTCCGGAAGAGGAAATATGTGCCCGGTGGTACGACCAAGTTCGCCAAATGCTTCTACGAGAATACGTTTGGAATTTTGCCAAAAAACGGGCAACCATCACCCGGGCCGGAGACCCTGAATTTGATTTTGACGATAAGTACACGCTCCCGAATGACTGTCTTCGGGTGCTTTCGATTCAGGGAGATATCGAAGTCGCACAGGAACAGGATTATGACATTGAAGGGCGTTACATCCTGTTAAACAACGGTGGCGGCAGTTCGATTACCCTTCGATACATTTCCGATGTTACAGACATTCAGCAATGGGATGTGCTGTTTAAGAACATCGTAGTTTTAACATTGGCCCTTCGATTGGCTTATAAATTCACCCTGAAAAAAGGGGTGGTCGAACAAATCAACGCCTTGCTCAAATTAGACTTGGCCAAAGCGGTTTCGGTAGACGGACAAGAGCGTCCGCCACGTCGCATCCAACGGAGCAAGTATCTCAACGCCCGGCGTTCCGGCGTCAGCTCCAACGTGGCTGACCGGTACACGGTGCTTGACTGATGACGACGACTAACGCAGCCATTGCAAACCTTGTTGGGGGCGAACTGGCCCCGGTAATGTACGGGCGTACCGACCTACCGACCTTTAAGCGTGGGGTAGCCCGGGCCCAAAATTGGTTTGTAATCCCTCAAGGCCCTGCCCGGTATCGTCCGGGGATGATGTTTGTCCATTATACACGGCGCAATAAAAAAGCCCGGTTCATCCCGTTTCAGTTTAACGATACCCAAGCCTATCTGATTGAGGTTACCGACCAATACTTCCGATTTTACAAAGACAACAATATCATTACCGAAGCCAATAAAACCATTACCGGAGCGACCCAAGGGGCGCTTTGTCGTTTAACGATTCCCGGGCACGGGATGTCGGTGGGCGATGAATTTTTCGTCAACAACGTCAACGGGATGACTCAGTTAAACGGAAAATCTTACCTAGTAAAAACGGTCGTAGGCGTTAATGATGTAGACATTACGGATATCTGGGGGGTGGATGTCAATTCGACCGGTTATACGGCCTATAGTTCTGGGGGTGTCGCTAACCGGATTTATGAAATAAAGACACCATATCTGGAAGCCGATATGGCAAAACTCCAGTTTACCCAGAACGCCGATACGATGTACATCGACCACCAATTTTATGAACCCCGGAAACTCACCCGCTCCGGGCATACCAGTTGGAGTTTAGCCCGGTATACCCGAACGGCAGACCCTTTTACCGTTGCTAAAAACATTACTGGAATTACCCAAGCCAACCCGGGTGTGGTTACCTGTATCGGCCATGGTCGGTCAGTCGGCGACGAAGTTTTCATCGACCAAGTTGCCGGGATGACCCAAATTAACGACCAACACTATTTGGTGAATACCACGCCTACGGCAGACACTTTGACCTTAAAAACGATGGCCGGTGTAGTGGTAAATACTACTACGTATTCTGCGTACACCTCCGGCGGAAAATTGGAACATATCGGAAACACGGGTTATCCGCGTGCCGTTACTTTTACCAGTGACGGCCGATTGCTTCACGCCGGAACTGCCGGAAAACCGGAATCGGTTTGGGGAAGTAAATCCCCTTCTACCGGCACCCCTGCCTACGATGATTTTACCACCGGCACCAATGCAACCGATGCGGTTATTTTTACGCTGGCTCCGGTTCACGGGCAAGTAAATACCGTAGAATGGTTGTCCAATACCGATAAATTTATTGTTGCCGGTACCTTTGGAACGGTTCGTCGGATTTACGGTGGAACCGAACAAGAGTCCATCACACCTACCAGTATCACCGCCAAATCGGTTAATAACTATGGAGCCGCCGAATCTTCGCCGGTTTCTTTAGGGACGACCGTTTTTTATATTCAGCGCGGTAAACAGGTCATACGTAGTTTCGAGTATGATTACGTATCAGATGGTTATATGACCACCGACCGCAATTTGGTCGCCGACCATCTCACCCACCCCGGGCTAGAACAAATCGTTTCCCAACAAGGCAAATACGACACGATTTGGGCCTTACGTACAGACGGCGTATTGTTGGGGTTAACGTTCAAAGACAAAGAAGACATCTCCGGGTGGCATCGCCATCTTATCGGGGGTAGCCACATCAACACCAATAACCGTACCCGTGGGTGGGGCAAGGTGCTTTGGATTGGGGTGATGGCCCGACCCAGTTCGCAGGAACAGCTTTGGTTGGTTGTGGAACGTCAAATTAACGGGAAGACCGTTCGGACCGTTGAATATATGGCCGATTATCCGGTGTACCCAGAGTCGTTAGATTTTTATACCGGCGATAAAGACGATGATTTGGAGCGATTCGAGAATTACAAGTTTGAAACTCAAAAGAGCGCCGTCCATTTGGATATGGCGTTAACCTACGATGGGTCGGATTATGGTCGTGATGCAAGTGCAACCGTCACCCCGTCGGCAGTAACCGGAGATGCCATTACCTTAACGGCCAGTGCTTCAGTTTTCACGTCGGCGATGGTCGGTCGTCAGGTTTGGAAAAAATACGATGAGAACGGAGAAGGCGGGGGCCGGGCAGAGATAACCGGGTATACCAGCGGAACCCAAGTAACGGCTAAAGTTTTAAGTGATTTTGATAACCCCAACGCGATTGCGGTCGGGGATTGGTACCTGACAACGGCTAACTTATCTGGCCTTGACCATTTAGAAGGGCAGGAAGTCGGGGTTATTGCTGATGGTGGCGAACACAATAACGTGACTGTTACAGGTGGGGCCGCAACATTGGACTATCAGGCCAGTGTTGTTCACGTTGGTTTTAAGTATTTGGGGATTTTAAAATCCTTAAACATTGATTTAGGCGGCGTTACCGGTTCAGCGCAAAACAAAAAACGCAATGTCCCTAAAGTGGCACTCCGTTTGTTGGATTCCGGGGGCATCCAGTTTGGTACGGATATTTACAATTTGAAACGTGTGGTTTTTCGAGCCGGAGATGATAAGATGGACCGGCCCGTTCCGCTGTATTCCGGGGTGAAAATAGAAGCATACGAAGATAAGTGGGAAGATGAAAAGGCGGTTTTCATTGTGCAAGACACACCATTACCTTGTACAGTATTGGTGATGGATGTTTATGCGGATACGGCCGATGAATAAGCCTTACGCCAAGATTGTTCCGTTTAAAATTGAACATCTGGATTTGATGGAACTACGGGATGAGGAAGCCCGGTTGGTCGCTTTAGACCCTAGTAAATATGCCGCCTTGGCGGAATTGGGGTGGGGCGGTACAATGATGTTTGATGGTCGTATCTTGGGAGCCCTTGGGTATTTTGAAATGTGGCCCGGTGTCTTTGAGGTATGGGTGATACCGACGGTCTATGTCCCGCAATATGCAAGGGTTTTTCTCCGAACGGTGCGTGGATATCTGGATAGAATGGAAGAGACCCACCCGGTACATCGTTTTCAAAGTCCCGCGCTGGCAGACCCAATGCACGACCACTGGATGAAACACTGCGGATTCGTGGAAGAGGGCGTTATGCCGAAGTATTCAGCGTTTAAGCAGGACTTTAAGATGTGGGGGAGGGTTGTCGATGACAGCACACAACGCAGCCGGTAACGCCGCAGCCGCTTCTGCCGCCTCCACAACGACGCCCGGTTCTAGTTCTGGGGACAATATCGGAAAGTATTATATGGTTGTACAAGGGCTTTCGGCACTCATGGGGGTTGCCGGAGCTTTGAGTAATCGGGGTTCAACGAAAAACGAAGCTGCCGAACTTAATACACAATCTGAATTGGCGTTAGAGGAATCACGTTTACTGGCTAGCCAAAAGGCTTCAGAAGTGAAGGCGTTCCGTGAAGACCAAGCCCAAGCCTATAACAGTAGCGGGGTTTTGTTGGAAGGAAGCCCGATGGTGGTTTTAAGCGACACCATCCGGAAAGGCAATCAAGAGATTGAAGCCATTGAAAAGCGGGGCAAAGCTTTGGCTCAACTCTACCGGTCGCGGGCCAAACAAACCGAGAAAGCCGGAAACTACGGGCTTCTCAGTTCGGTGTTAACCGGAGGGTTAGGGTTGGCAAGCGCTTGGATTCTCGGTAAGAAAATCGGGATGTTTGGTAATAAAAACCCGGCACCCACGCCGACCCCATCGCCTTCTCCGACTCCGGCCCCAAAAGTGGGTGATACGGATGTATCGCTCCCGCATCTGAAATTTGGAGGCAAGACGTACTAATGGCGAGAATCCCTCGTTACCAGCAAGACCAATTGGCGTCTTCAATGGTTGGCACCCCGGGAGTTGATACCTCTGCGGGGCGTGCTTTTGAATCGGCTACCGATTCATTAGGGACGGTCGGTAAAAATTTATACAGTGTTGCCGAAGCCGATTATCGGGCGGCTCAATTGGAACTTCGCCAAAAGCAGGCTGAACAACGGGCTGCAATGAAGGAACTTCAAAACCTTCAATACGAAAACAACGCGGCCGGAGCGGCCGCTGAAACCGATATAGCGCTTAATGAAATTGATAACCGTAACCGGCAAAAGTTTCAATGGGATACTTCCGGCGGTATGGAGGCGTTTAACGCCGAAGCTCAAAAGGTTATCCAAGATAAACTGGATGGAATCACCGACCCCAAGCAGAAATTGATGACCGAAAAATTGTTGCAAAGTCGGTTGGCCTCTAAAACCCAACAGTTTGCCGATTATTTGAACAGCCGGGTTCCGGACATCGGAAAAGCCAACACCCAAAAAATCGGGGATGCTTTACGCCTGAGTACCAATAATTCAGGGCTTTCAGTGGTGGATGTTCAGAAAAAACTGGAAGATTTTAAAAACGACCCGGCAAACCAAAAAGCCTTTTATAACGTGTACGGTCCGGCTTGGGAAGCCGAAATGCGAAAGTATCAAAGCGATGCCGCCCGGAACTATTTGGCGAAAACCGCTGAACTAGGAGATTTAAA